TTCACCCTTGGGGATGTTGATGATCCACAACCCGATGACTGTTTCCATCGGAGACACGCACGAGATGGAGCGGACAATTACGTTCCTCTCTGAAATCAAGGAGAGTATCATCAACGCCTACGAGATCAAGACGGGACTGTCCCGTGCGAAGATTTCACGGCTGATGGATGCCGAAACGTGGATGAACGCAAAAAAAGCCGTGGAACTTGGGTTTGCGGATTCCGTTCTCTATGAAAATAGAGAACATTCCATAGGTGATGCGGCAGACGGGCTGATCTTCTCCCGTGCCGCCGTCACGAACTCCCTGCTCTCGAAATTCCGGCAGGGGACACAATCAAATAATGTCGATGCAGAGCCGATCAAACGACGGCTCTTTTCTATTTCACACTAACGGAGGGAAAAGATCATGGATAAGATCATGGCAATGCGCGAGAAGCGTGCAGAAATGTGGGAACAGGCAAAGCAGTTTCTGGATTCTCACGAAAAGGACGGGCATCTTACAGCCGAAGATGCCAAGGCGTACGAGCAGATGGAGAATGAGGTGCTCGCGCTCGGCAAGGACATCGAGCGCATGGAGCGTCAGGCGATTCTTGACGCGCAGCTTGCAAAGCCTGTGACGGCGGCGATTACCAACACTCCGGGTGTTGCGCTCAATGCGGAAAAGGCGGGACGTGCAAGCGAGGCATACCGTGCGGCAATGCTGAGGGCACTGCGTACGAACTTCCGGCAGGTGGAGAACGTCCTGGAGGAGGGCGTGGATGCCAACGGCGGCTATCTCGTTCCCGAGGAATACAATAAGCGTTTGATCGACGTGCTCAGCGAAGAGAACGTCCTGCGTCCGCTTGCGACGGTGATTACCACGAGCGGGGAGCATAAGATCAACATCGCAGCTACGAAGCCTGCAGCATCGTGGATTGAGGAGGGTGCACAGCTCACCTTTGGGGAGGCGACCTTCGACCAGATCGTCCTCGACGCGCACAAACTCCACGTCGCGGTCAAGGTGACGGAGGAGCTTATCTATGACAACGCCTTCAATCTCGAGAACTACCTCATCGAACAGTTCGGCAAGGCACTGGGTAACGCTGAGGAGGATGCGTTCCTCAATGGAGACGGAACGCACAAGCCGAAGGGGCTTCTCATCTCGGCAAAGACATCCGTCACCACGGCGGCGGCAGACCTCAAGGCAGATGAACTCGTGACGCTCGTTTACAGCCTCAAGCGTCCTTACCGCAAGAATGCGGCGTTCATCGTCAATGACCAGACGCTTGCAAGCATCCGCAAGCTCAAGGATGCCAACGGAGCGTATTTCTGGCAGCCATCGTATCAGATGGGCGAGCCAGACCGTCTGCTCGGCTACCCCGTGTATTCCTCGGCATATATGCCGGCTGTCGCAGCGGGCAAGACCGTCATTGCGTTCGGCGACTACTCCTACTACAACATCGGGGATCGCGGCACCCGCGCCCTGCAGGAGCTCAAGGAGTTGTTTGCGGGCAACGGCATGGTCGGCTACGTCATGAAGGAGCGCGTGGACGGCAAACTCGTTCTTGAAGAGGCTGTGCAGACACTCAAGATGAAGGGCTGATGTATTTTTGCGGCAGAGAAGGGAGGTGGTTCTATGCTTGTGCCGCTTGCAGCAGTCAAGCAGTACCTTAGGATTGACGGAGATGAGGAGGATGATCTCCTCACACATTTTACGGAAACGGCAGAACAGATTTGTACTGCATTACTGCGCGTGAAGAAGCTGTCCAAGGTTGAAGATCAGGCGATTGTTCGTGTTGCAATCCTCTACGCCGTGTCCTATCTCTATGAACACAGAGAGGAAGCGGACCATCGAGGGCTTGCGCTGACTCTTCGCTCCTTGCTTTTCGGTGTGCGGAAGGAGGTCTTTTAGGTGAGAGTGTCCATGAGCGAACTTCACCATCGGATCACTTTCCTGCGTCCCGTCACGGATACAGATGATGAGGGAAATATCCTCGCGCAAACAACACAGGAAGTCGGAAAAGCGTGGGCGCTCGTTCTGCCCTTCGCCGCGAAAATCTCCGACGGCTATGCGGAGAAGGTGCAGGAGGTGGATTACCGCATTGTGATCCGTTACCGCACGGATGTGCGTGTGACGGATCGTATCTGTTGGGGAGATAAAACGCTCACACCCATTGCGCCGCCGTATCCGCTTGGCGGGAAGAAACGATGGCTTGTCATAGAATGCAGGGAGTTGGTGGAAGATGGTTAGACACCGAGGATTCGTTTCTGCCGAGAAGATCCTCTCGGAACTCGGCGCAGAGGCGACGGCTGCGGCAAAGGAAGCTCTCGCATATGGCGCGGACGATGTGGTCGCAGAGGCAAAGAACCGTTGTCCCGTCTATACGGGAACAGATAAGCGCGTGGTGAAAGGCGCACTGCGGGATTCCATCCACAAGCGGCTGCGCAGAAAGGACGGCTCTGTTTGGAGGATTGCTGCAGATGCAGAATCCAGTGACGGTGTATTTTACGGCGTACTCGTTGAGTTCAGCCCACGTATTAACAAGCCGTTCCTCTATCCCGCGCTCGATGCCAAGAAGGACGGTATCCGTTCTGCCATTGTGGATGCTGTTCGCTCTGCCATTCGGAGGCGAGGGAAATGAGTGTTGCGAGGAAGGTGTATCAGGCACTTGTGCGTTCAAAGGAGCTGACGCAGCTTCTCGCACATGGGAAAAAGAGCATCTACCATGGGCGCAGTCCTGATGCGGGGACGTATCCGATTCTCGTCTATTCGGTGATCTCGGATGTTCCCGCTCTCTCGGCAGATGGCACGGAGCTGGAACGACGAATCACGGTGCGTATCCATATTCTGACGAAGGATGGACGGTTTCGAGAGATTCATAAAGCCGTGCAGAACGCGCTTCTGCCGCTCGGCTTTGTCCGTGCACAGACGCAGGAGATTGTCGAGAAAGATATTTTCGTGGAGATTACAGATTATAAAACAGCAATGGAGGGAGAATAAAATGCCAAGTCCAACACCGGCAGCAAAGCCCGCAGGGAATCTTACGAGCGGGCAGTTCATCAACATCCAGAAATTACACATCGCCAAGATGCTCACCGATGTGGCAGGAGGGGCTGCGACCTACGAGGCTCCGATTCCCCTTGGGAAGCTGCTTCGCAAAGTGGACATCAAGCCGCAGACGAATCAGGCGGAGCTATTCGCCGACGGGCAGTCCGTGGATACGGCATCCAATACTGCATCTTACGACCTCACGTTTGACACGGCTGCTTTGCCGCTCGAATACACAGCGTATCTTCTGGGACACGCCATTGAGAACGGCGTGATGAGGGCGGGCAAGGACGATGTCGCACCATACTTTGCCGTGCTCTTCCAGTCGGACAAGCGCAACGGGAAGAAGAGGTTCACCAAGTTTTACAAAGTCCAATTCACGGAACCCTCGGAGTCCGGAAACTCGAAGCAGGAGAGCATTCAGTTCGATACGCCGACGCTCACGGCAAAGGCAATCTACCGTCTCTCCGACGGTCTGTCCTACGCCAAGGCGGATGAGGAGGCGGCGGGCTTTGCCGCAGAGACAGGCTCGAAGTGGTACGAGCAGGTCTGAAGGAGGAGCTTATGGAAACACCAATGCTGCATATTGCGGGCAGGGAGATCGTGCCGAATCCTCCGAAGATGAAGGTGTGGCGCGAGTTCCTTGCCTTTTTTGATGCTGACAAACAGGACATGAATCTTGAGGACTTCTTGGATGCACACGTCCGTCTGATTATCATTGGATTCGGTCGGGAGGAAGTAACGAAGGAATCCGTGGAGGAGAATGTAGATGTTGCGGATATTGTTCCGCTCACACGTGCACTCTTTCGATGGATTCAGTCGCTGACGTTTTCCAAACTGGTGAACCTCCCAAACGGGGAGGCGGGGAAAGAGGCGTAGTTCTTTCTCCGTACCAGAATTTACTGCGCTACTACGAGCGGCTGCAGTCTGCCTACGGGTGGACGATGCACGAGGTTGATTCGCATGAAATTGCATTTCTGCTCGATCAGCTTGTGGTAACGGCACTGTGCGAACAGCAGCAATGTGAACGCTATATTGATGACGTGATGTAGGGAGGGAGATGGAGTGGCAAAGCGCGGACAAAAGATTGATGAACTCTATCTCGATATCGGTCTCAACATCGCACAGCTGCAGCTGGACTTCGACACGGCGGGCAAAACTGTGTCCGACTCCATTGCACGCCTCAACAGCAAGGCGAATAATATCCATCTGAAACTCGATGCCGATCTTGCCAAACTCGACGGCGTGGGGACGGAACTGGATAAGATCAAGGTGCGCTATCAGGCGATCAACCGAGAACTCGACATTCAGCGGCAAAAGGAACAGATTCTTGCCGCTGTCCTCCAATCCGCAAAGAAAAACGATGGCGCGGATAGTGCGTCCTATCGGCGTGCTGAAAGTAACCTGTTACGTCAGCAGAGAACCGTCGCACAGACCGAAGCCGAGGTGCGGAAACTCAACACCCGCCTCAAGGAGAGCGCGGTTCTCTCCGGCACGCTTGGGGGACGTATCTCAGCGGGTATGACGGCGGCACAGGCGGGGGTCAAGAATCTCACGAGCGGATTCAATGTGCTGTCTGCAAAGATGGCTGCTGTTATGGCTGTTGCGGCAACAGGTGCAGGACTATTCAACATTACGAAAGACGCGATGCTTGCTGGGGAGAATGTCTACAAGCTCACACAGCGTCTCCACGTCTCGGCAGGTGAGGCGGCGATACTCAATCGGGTGTTCCAACTTGCGGATACGGATATCAAGAGCGTCATACCTCTGATTGCTCGTCTGGATAAGCAGGTATCTGCAGCGGGGAATAGCGGCAATGACACGTCTCGCGCACTCTCGCGCTTCGGCATCGCACTCAAAGATCAACAGGGAAATCTCCTGCCGCTGAATGAGCAGCTCGCCCAGCTTGCCAAAGGTTACAAGACCGCAAGTGAAGCGGGGATGGAGGAGGCGTATACCGCAGAAGTCCTCGGGGCGCGTGGTGCGGCTCTTATTCCGATCCTCGAACAGTATGACGATCTGATGACCATTTCGGCACGTGTCAAGACCACGGGACTGCTCGACCCCGAACAGGCGCACGAGACGTATCTCAAATGGCGTGCGATGGAGATGGAGGCGGGGCAGCTGAAACTTGCCCTTGGCGCGGCTCTTCTTCCTGTCGCCGAGGAACTCATGCCCGAGATCAATGACGGCTTCGAGTCTCTGGTTGAAATGATTCGAGACAACAAGGACGAGATCAAGGATGCCGTCCTCGGATGGGGTGAAGCACTCAAGACTGTCGCAGAATTGGCGGGTTTTGTCGGAGAACAGATTCACAAGGTCAATGAACACGCAGAAGCAAATTCATGGCTCGTAAAGAATCATCCTGTGGCATCTCCGCTGATTGCAATTCCGTTCCTCGGTGGTACGGTTCTTGACGCACTCTATGGCGATGAGTACAAGCAATATCTGGAACAACAGAAGATTGCCAAAGAGAAAGCTGCAGCAGAGGAAAAGGCGCGTGCCGAAGCGGAGAAGAATGCCAAGGTGCAGGAGCAGAATGCCAAAGCTGCGGCAATCCGTGCGGCAGCCGAGAAAGATGCCGCGAAAACGGTCAGCGAGTCTGCAAAAGCGACCGCACAATTGACGGACAACCTGTATGCACTGACACACACGGACATCCAGAACAGCCTTCATGCACTGGATCGTGAATCCTTCGATTTCTTCCAGAAGGGCGCCGATCCGCATCTGATCGACGAATACCGCTTGGCAAAGGAAGCGAAGATTTACGCCGACTTTCAGCGGGACGTTGTGGACAAGGCGAACGCCCTCTATAAGACCGACCTGCAGAACAAGCTGGATTCCATCGCCCGTGAAGCCGATGCCTTTCGTCAGAAGGGCTTGGACGAGGTACAGACGCAGAACTGGCTCAGTGAGAGCAAGGCGCGAGTGATGGCGCAATGGGAGCGTGACGTTGCCGCCAACATAGACTCTATCTGGAAGACTGAGCTTGAAAACCGCCTTGCAGAGATAGAGCGCGAAAAGGATGCGTGGGTGCAGAAAGGTCTGGACGAGGTCGAAGCGACACGTTGGGCGGAGAAGCAGAAACTCGATGCCAAACGCAACGCCGCTCTGGAAGTCCTGCGCTCCCAGAAAGAGGAACTGAAGGTATTCAAGCAGTCCGGGCAGGTCGGGCTGATGGAGTATCTTCGCAAAAAGAATAAATTTACGGCAGAGGATCTGGGGCTGACACCGGAACTTTTGCAGCAGTTTCAGTCCGGGCGCAAATGGGCGATGGAGAATCTCCTGCCGAATTTTGCTCCCGAGAAGCGTGAGGACAGTTCCCGTATTCGTGTCAACGGGCAGGAGTTTTCCTACTCTCAGATGATGGCAGGGCTTGGACAACAGGCGCAGATTGTGCAGGGAGGGGGACAAAATGTCACTTCTTCCTCCAATGGTGCTCAGTCCACGCCGTCCATGACGGACAATCGCCAGATTCATGTGCAGGTGCATATTGAGAATGCCGTCACGGAGGACAACGAGGGAATGCGTATGCTCGCCGATCATGTCGCAGACCGTATCCGTCCCGCTGTTGAAAATGCCCTAGGGGGTGATTCCAATTCATATTCACATTGGTGAGGTACAGACATTATCCGTTGAAAACTGGCAGATCGTTCCCGATGACCGTCAGCAACTCTTGGAGATTGTCGGCGGTGTGGTCGTGCAGGATTTCGGTCATATCTCAGAGGGCGACCGTATTTCCTGTTTGGTCACGGTTATTGCTGCCGATTGGGAGAAAATCAAGGGCTACTGGGACAGCCGTGCGATGGTGTCTGTAACGGACGAGGGCGGGAGCGTCCTGCCCTCCATGCGTGTTGTGGTGAAATCCTATGAGTACGTGGCTCATTTCCCGAAGGTCTATAAGATTTCACTTGAATTTTGGAGGGTGTGACAATGGCAGAACTGCTGCATATCTATATGAACAATCCAACCGAGGGCGGCAAGGACGGAACGGAGGTCAGCTCCGGTACGGAACTTGCGCCCATCTCCGTCCTTCTCGATGCGGGCAAGGGCGAGCAGAAAGCCGTCAAATGTGCCGTGCGGTGCGAGAGCGGGTTCCATATCGATGGAACACTTACGGTCAAATTCGTCGGCGATCATGCAGACAAGTGGAAGGTCGCGATGGATCACAATTATACGACTGATACCGTTCTGACTGCGGCGGACTGGAAGGATGAGATTGCACTTTCGAGTGTCGGTGCTATGAATGTCGTTTTCTGGGTGAAAGCAACGAGTTCTTCCGATGAGCAGCCACAAAGCGATGTGAGTGTCGACCTTCAAGCAGAAGGGCTGCTTGTTTCGGACTAGGAGGTTGTGTCATGTCGTTCAAATACATCAATCCAGGCTATGCCGAGCTGCTTTCGACCAGCAGAGGCACAACGGTGACGGGGGAGCAGTACAGCAGGACTGGCGTATCTTTTTGGCAGCCTTCCAAAGAGCGCGGAGTCGAACTTTCCGAAGTCCCGACGGAATTTTACGGAAAGTTCGATTTGTATATCCTCGGAGTAGAAGGGCGTGATGATGTCGATTTTTCACTCGGCATTGGGTATCAGAACGGCATCTACCTGAGTGGTTATCGCAGTTTGACCATTTCCGGGTACGCGGGTACCAACTCTCTTTTTTACAAGTCTGACATCGCTGAGATCATTCCCATGTACGCAATGAGTACTGTATGGCTTCACATCAAGCAGGGGAATGAGAACAACGGAATTCTGCATGTCATCGTCAACGATCATGAATTTTGCAATAAGAGGGATATAAACCTCTCATATGATTCACGAACCATCAAGATATTCAGCGACAACAATCGTGCCCTCATCTCGAATCTTATCCTATCGGATGCCCCGATTGATCCACGCGAGCAGATCGCTTTGCTGCCAATCACGGCAACACAAACAAACATGACCGATTGCGGCGATGGAAGCTATGAAGCGACGACGGCAGGACAGGAGCTTCTGCAGACGGTCGATGTTTCGTCGCTTATCTCGCAGTATGGAGGGAACTCCCGAGTGGTCAGTATTGCACCGTTTGCAAAGCCCGCCTATCGAACAGCAGAGGGGCTGTGCGCTCTGACAGCGATTGAAAAGAGCGGCGGCATAATTACGGAACACGGCAGACATATCGCAGGGCAAGATACGGCGGGGTACGTTATGGGAGCATACGACACGTCTCTGAGGATTGCGGAGCTTGCGGAGCGGCAGTTTGGATGGAGAGCGGGGACATGAGTATCAAGCTGAAGCCAGGTGTCCTCATCTCGTGGTTTCCTTTTGGGCGTATCCACCTCCACCCCGCTGTTTACATCACGTTTATCCCGATGGTTCGAGAGCCGGTAAAACTGACGTGTGACCTGATGCGGGAACTTCGCGCATCCTGCGTGGTTCACGCCGACACACGGCGGCTGCTCCAAACAGGCGTGAAAGTCTCAATCAGAGGAAAGCTGCTCCGACGGATTGGACGGACGGAATCGGCAAATACAGATACGTTGCGGCGTATCGGACAATTCTGCTCCGTCGCTGCAGATACAGCACGCCATCTTATCAAGTCTCTGCATATATTGGCAGATACGAGGATTGAGATTCCACATACGCTTACCTACGCAAAGTTCAGGGAGCGCGGGATTCGCTCGTTCTCTGTGACGCTCGGGGAACTCAGCCTGTCGGACAACATCCAATTTGAAACCGTCCAGCCGCTTGCCATCGGCGCTAACATCCAAGGTCGGGTGATGGACTACGACTTTCGCTTCCTTGTCGAGGAAACAAGTCAGCGCGGTATCGTGCAGTCTGTCAAGGGGACGTACAGCAGGGATGTGTTGCTCTACACGCCTATCCACATTTACGTTGAGAGGGCAAAGGTGTCGCACTATGCTGCGGAGATTGCGGGGGCACTGGGGCTTCGGCTTCACCGTCTGACCGATGAGTTCATCCCGTCGCAGAACTTCGAGGGCAGCGGCATGACCTACCATGACTTCATCTCCGCACTGTTCGGATGGACGGCAAAACTCCCACAGCGTCAGATCAATGTCTTTATTCGCGGCGATACGCTTCACATCATTCAGCGCGGCATGGAGGAATCCGTCGTCGACATTACGAACTGGCCGCACGCGCAGCCGACCATCGAGCGGAAACTCCTGCGCTCCGTCTGGCACGGCGCGAACAACAATCATGAAAGTGGAGCGCACAACGAGGAGGATACCGCTCCCGTTCCCTTCACGGGAACGATTTCGTTCAAAGAGATCAGCCGCACTTACTCCAACGGTTTTCTCGTGCGTGAGACGAATGAGAACGGCTACAGCACCTATACCTACGATGGGGAATACCTCGCGGAGAAGCGCACGCATAATGTGGACGGCTCGACCAGCCGCACAGATTACGCCTACGCCATGACGGAGCACGACGTGTATCTTTTCAAGGAGTGGGAGCGTACAACAGAATCCGTCAATGATGGAAAGAAGCACACGGAATATGACTGGGAGGACTGGAACAAAGAGAAGGGCACGGAGCGCATCACCTACCACGCGCCGCTCGGCTATGGATGGTATGCGACCACCGTCTATGTCGATGGCGTACTTGAAGGAAGCTCTCTCTCGCAGGGAAAGCCCGGCGGCAAGGCGAGTCAGTTCACCGTCGAGCAGTCGAATCTCAGCCTTGGCGCTCATTATGCCAGTGATGATACACTGCCGTACTCCTCGCTCATCGACACGGAATTTCCCGTTGTGGGCGCAGATTATCTGCGAATGCTGACGAGAGAAATCGAATGGCTCAATCGCAAAACGCAGGAGACAATCACGGTGGAGATTCGCGCACGGATTCGTAGCGGCGTTCCCGACATTGACCATATCGTCGATTTCACTGAGCGCATCGGCTTCGAGGGACATGAATATTTCTTGCAGTCGAACACGGTGGAACTCACGCCGCGCCTTCTGCGGCAGACGATCAAGATGGTGAGGTGGTACGGATGAATGGCATTCTTGGACTTGCGGCAGCAATACGGGCGGGGATAAAGAACGCACGGGTGGGTGAATCACAGGCTCAGCGCGGAAGGATTCAGAATGGACGTGTTCATATCGGCGAGCGCTCTTATCCATTTCGTGCGGCAGTGGACTGCAATACGTCAGACGGCAGTCTAGTGTGGGTACAGATTTCAAAGGGCGGTATCGCCGTTATCGTGGGAGCGTGATGTGTATGCACAGGGCGATGGTGAAAGCTGTGCGCGGGAATAAGGTGCTTGCCGATGGCGCATGGCTCACCTGCATCGGGAATCGAACGGTTCGTGAGGGTGAATGGATCTGGACGGACGGTCGCTGTGTCTACGGGCATGAATCCGAGGGCGGCGGCAGCTACATTCCGACGAATGTTCTTTCCGGCATACCTCTCCTCCAAATAAAGTGGAAGGATCAAAAAAACCAGATGCTCCATTCGTACTATGCAAAAGGAAAGATTCATCCGCTCGGTTTTTCCAAAGAGGATATATGGATGGTCAATAGTAGCCGCCACTTCGCGTATGTCTCAGGCTATGGAATGCTCGATGCCGAAATGGATGAGCAAGGGAATCTTTATACCCTCGAAGCTGTGAATGTCCTCGTGTTCCCGCTCATCGGGGCAGATCAGCGTGACAGTATTCTCGCTGTTAAATGCAACGGCGAGATCATCGCCTCCTACGATCTTGTGCAGATGTTTGGTGCTCCCGCCGTATCCGGTCCCACTGACCTCTATAGCTGTCAAACAGAAGGCGGGCGGGTGGATAAAGAAGGGAACTTCAAAGTGATGATATGGCACTCTGTATCAGAGCATGGGGAAAACGGCAGCCATGTCAGCACCGACCGTTATGTGTTCTTCGACGGTCAGAACATGGAACCTTGGATGGAGAAAACCAAAACAACGTCAAGAGACTCTGTTACAGGGGAAACCTATACTTCGGAAAGCAGATGGAGCGCACCGGATTACAGTGTCCGCTATCCAATCCATGACGGCATGTATATGCGCTTTCCCGCAAATCTGGATTATCTTATCTCCGGGAAAAAATATATTTCAAAGATTTACAGTGCAAAGGATGAGCTGCTCATGGAACTGGAAACAAATCCGACTGCCCGTACAAGTCTCTGCCCTCTGGGACAAGGGAAATACCTAATCAACACGGGATCGCCCTTATATTTATGGAAAGATGGTCAGCTTACGGAACTGATGCG